TCTTTCTTCTGCTTTTTTAGCTTCTTTTTGATAACGCATAATAGCGTTTTTCAATGTAGAAACTACAGCACCGGCAAGACCACTACCTCTTAATATAGTATCAACCATACTGTTTGCAGTTCTTATCGCTTTATCTTCGAGCTTAGCGTCGTCTGGTTCTTCATCATCAAAACCAGGTATCAATGCAAACAACGCTGATTGTAAAGATGAGAATATTAAGTTTTGTACAAAGCCATAATAAGCTATTTTACTTAAGTTTTCTACATCACTACCTCTTCTATTTACAATGTCTTTACCAGCTTTCTTCATCAACCTAGTATATTGCATAGGTGTATTTTGGAAAGCTAATATTAAACGACCTAAATGACTAGACTGTTGTTGTGATATAAGCATTGGGTCACCAGACTGCTGCGTCTCATCTGATATTCTACCAAAGTCTTCAAACGCTTTAGCTTCTGCATCAGCTTTAGACATGCCTTGTTTTTCATACTTTTTAGTTCTATTTATTAAGAACGTAGCACCACCAGTTGCAATAGCAAAACTATCTGCTATTTGAGTTGGTGTAAAACCTATTTTAAGTAAGTATGAAACTACTGCTGCAGCTTTGTCTTTTGAGTTTTTAGCCTGGTTAGCTATTTCAGATTCTTGTATATCTGATTTTAAGCCACCGCGTCTTTCTTTTAATTTATCAGAGTTAAATATTTCAACCCACTTCTTCCAATACAAAGGTTGATTAGCAAATGCTGCTGCTGCTCTAGCAGGGTTGTTATCGCTCCAGTTTATAAAGTTGGTGAATGATAACATCTGAAGTAGCGCCGATCTTCTATTAAAGAACATTATCGTACCAACAGAGTTGTTAACCCAGTTTAACCATTTTCTTTCTATTTTACCTGCTGATCTTGGAGTATTGCTACCAGACTTCATTCTACGGATTGAGTCTTGCAAAGCTTCAACATAATTAGTGCCATATATAGCTTCTAACTTATTCAAAGTAGTTTGGTCAAACATTTCGTCAACGTTTTCAATAAACTCAGCTAGATACTCTTTTCTATTAACATTATCTGTTATGTCGTTAAGATCTTTTAATATACTACCTACATCCCAATGTTCTTTTGGATCAACCCAATTATCTTTTTTAGATACTGCCATTAAACCCTCTGCAAAACCTACTAAATCAGGGTTATTTGCTACTAGCTTGCTTAGTTTGTTTTGGTCTCGCTTAGATATATTAGGTATATCAAAACCTTGTTGATCCCATAAGTAAACTCTAACAGCTTGATCTGTAGTAAAATCTGTATCACCAATTTTTTTAGGTAATTCTTTTTTAAGACCAAACATGTCAAGCAAGTTCTTATAATCATTTTTCAATGCTTGAGTTGCTCCTTCCATAGCGGCGATACCTCTAGTGTAAGGTAATATTAAAGTTCTATCAAAAAATTTTTGATCAGCTTCTCCTTGCTTGCCTTTACCAGATAGCGTGTATGATGTTAATCCTTTGAAGTCTTCAGCTGAATATGGAACAAAGAATTTAAACTTACCTTTCTTAGCACCTTGTTTTCTAGCTAACACTTTCGAATACGTAGTCTCAGCTCTGACGCCTTTGTTACGCTCGATCATTTGGTTTAGATCAGAAGACATGCTTCGTTTAGTTTTAGCTATAGCTTGTTGGACCTTGCTCTTAACATCGAAAGTTTCTAAAACATCTTTAACTGCCTGTACGTTCTTAATAGCATCATCAACAAAGTAGAAGTCATTAAAGCCTTCAGCAACTTTACCAACCATCCAATCAGCTTTAGCTTGAGCAGTACTATTCGCCAGCCCTGTAATATTAGCGCGCGGAATATCTATACCTAAACCTTTCATAAACGCGTGTATAGCACTTTCCGAAGCCGATGGTCTAGCAGTTAGTATAAATATATTTTTGTTACCAAATTTATCTATTGCTTTTTGTATTCTTGGAATCAATGGCCCTGGCTGACCTTTTACTACTTTGTTAAATTCACTAAAGTCAAACTCAGCTCCTTCGGCTAGTAGTGTCTCACCTTGAGCAGCAAACTCAGCTGGGTTGATTTTAAATGTCTTACCATCTTTTTTAACTATGATCTGACTTTTGCTAAACGCTAACGTGTCATCAAAGTCATATACACTTATACCTTTAGGGTTTTCAGAGTAAGATCTTTTGGTTGCGTTATTTAAAGCTTTGTCTAAGTCGCTATTTTTCTTAGCAGCTTCTGGATTAGTCTTAGAGAACAAGGATCCTACAAAATTTCCAGTTTTAACATCTAAGAACATAATGCCTAGATCTTTATATCTAACGTCAAATATTGGATCTCCAGGTTTATAACCTATACCCATTTTTTCTTGAGTACCTCTTTCTCTTAATATCTTATCTAATTTATCAGGCAAAATAGCTGTGTCATAATCTTTTAAAAGTGTTTTTATATCTTTTAAAACATTAGCGTCTTTATTAATAAGATACTTTACACTATTGGTCGCCATAGTTTTAGCCGTAATGACGTGTTCAAGCACTAGTTTGTCTTTGTCAAAAGCTAATCCCATTTCAGCAAGCTCTTCAACCGTAGCTATTGTTCCATCACTTTTAACCGGAACAAATCTAGGCGCAGCCATTGCTTTTCCTACTCCGCTCATGTCGGCGAACTGGCTTATTATTAAAAATTCAGCTGCTGCTAACGATATACTACCATCTTCTACCGAATTAGCTAAAAATTCTAAAGATTCTAAAAATATTGCTTTATCTACTTCTCCTTCATTATAAAGATCTAAAACCTTATCTATTTTTCCTTGCTCGCTAAGTTCAAGGAATTTCTTACTAACGTACCAATTTTTTCTAGATTGATCCGCCGGTCTTTTTTTGCCTTTAGTCAATTCAATACCTAAGCTGTTATTCATGTCAGCCACGTTGCCAAAATTACCGTTTCTACTAGATTTACCTTTTGGTCTTAACTCTACGTTTTCAGATGTTAAGATTAATCCATCAGGTTGTTTTTTCATTAAAAACCCAGCTAAGCCTCCTGGTTTTTGAAGACCGTCATACCAACCTCTTATAAACTTATCTTCTCCTAAAAAATCGAAAAGCTTTTTAGAAGCTAATCTAGTTTCATTGATAAGGTCTATATTTTTAAGATCAAACTTTCTTTCAATACCAGCTTGAGCAAAAATATCTTTATATTCTATAGGAGACATTATTTCTCTAGTGATATCTAGAGACAGATCTATAGCTACGCTATTTTTATCCCTACTTTGTATTTGAAACTGATAGTTATTAAATAAAGCATTACTGCTTATTTCGTTAGCAATTTGTTTTAGTTTACCTTTTGTCAATCCTGGTATTTCATTTTCTTCAAAATGGCCTACTATTGCTCTTGCTAGATCTCCATCTTCAGCTACTAATCTATTTATAAATGTTTCAGTATTTATTCCTTCAATAAAATTGTCTACTATAGTAGGATCATTCTTAGCAGCATCATATAGTTTTGATACAGATCTTTTTACATTACCTCTTTCCGCTTGTTTATTGAATTCTTGAACAAAATTATCTGCTAAAACAGCGCCTACTCTTTCTTGGTTTTCTTCAAATGCTTTTCTTATTTCGCTATTTGGATTTAAAAGCTCTTGACCATAGACGTCAAAAGCGTATTCTTCAGCTAATGCTTTAGCTAATGCTTCTTTTCTGCCTCTAATAACCTCGTCACCTTTAAACATGTAAGTTAAGAATTGTTCGTCAGTAATTTTATTAGCAGCATTAGGTAGTCTTCTAACTAGTTGTGCACCAGCTGTTCTACCTGCTTTGTCAGTACCAACACTTTCACGATCTATTTTCTTACCTTCCCAATCAGATGTGAACTTACCATCAACAGACTTTTGAATAGCAAAAGGCATACCTTGCATAAGCCAAGTTGTAGTCATGTTTTCAAGTATAGGTTTTTTAAGTTTTAAGAAGTTGTTCCTAAGTTCACCACCACGTTTAGCGCCTAGCATTTTCTTAAACTCAATATCTGCTTGCTTGCCTATTTCTTTTTTAATCTCAGACATTAAAGGTGTTACAGTCTTGTTTATAGATACTGCAGCATCGATGCGCGATTTAAGTGTTTTAGTTATAAGTAGTATTTTGTCTTTTACTTTAGCTACCATTTCCGCGGGTAGTACATTACTTTCTACTAAGTTTTTATACTCAACTCTTGGAGCTTCTGTAGTTGTAGTTTCAGCTACAGGTTCTGCAACTTGTCTAGCTTCTTCAGTATCTAAGCTTTCAGCTCGTCTTTCAGACTCTATAGCTAATTGTTTCTTAGCATCTAGCTTACTAAACCTAGTGTTAGCAAATATAAACTCACCAAAAGTAATTGGTTCACCACTTTTAGTTTTTCTAACTGCTGCTGGATCGTAGTTTATTAATCTATCAACTACACCTTCAATCATCTTTTCTGCTTCTTCTCTAGACAATGCTCTAGAGTTTACGTAATTGTATATAGCACCGCCAGGTTGGGTGGCATTAAATATTGGATTAAATATTTTAGCTCCTTGAAACTCTGCTTTTGTTTTTACATCTTTTGGTACTAAATTATTTATAGTATTTAATATACTTGAAGATTTTTTAGTTTCTGGCTTTGCTTCTATGTCTTTTATGCTAGCTGCTTTATCTTTAGATAACAAGCTTTTAAAAACTTCGCTAGCTTCCGCGGCTTTTATATCTGATTTAGATAGTGTTCCGTCTTTGATCTTTTTGGCCATGCTAGATATAAAATCAACAACAGCTGATTGCGTAGACAAGTCTGTAGGCACTCCAACGTCTTTGTTGAATAGTTCGCCTAATCTGTACATAAAGGTTTTGGTTACCTTTTTGTCTTTATTGATTCTGCCAATACGCTCAACAAAACCCATTATTATTTCTTCAGGTATAAATTCGCCAGTCTTTTTACTTACTTCAACTCTTTGAGTCTTTAAATCGCCAAACATTTCAGCGTAGATCTTAGGATTTGTTTCTTTAAGAAATTGTGTTATTTCTTTAGCTATTAAATCTATATTTAAACCTTGTTTTTCAATCCAATCCCAAAAAATCAAATGGCCAACCTCGTGTGTCGCCGTGCCTTCTCTTTCATTTTTTAATTGATTTTCTTCCGTTGTTACATACATGTATGAATCTCCAACGCGACCAGCTTGACCGTTGAGCTCACCTATTTCAGCATTAGCTAAACCATACCAAAAATTATTTTTATTTTTTGAATTTTTGCTAAGATCTATACCTTCTTCTTTTGCTTTTTTAACGGCAAAAGCTTTAGCTTCTTTTTCAGTTTTAAATTCAAAAGCTTCAAATGTTAAACCTACATTTTTTAATGCTTTTTTAGCATTTTCATTATTAGCTTTTATTTCTTCTAGTAAATATATGTCATAAGCCTCTTTTTTTATTTTAGCTTCTGTTGCTTCAAATCCTTGGCTTAATATTTTCTGAGATGCTTGAGTTCTTATTCTATCATATCTTTTTTTGTCAATAGTTTCTAACAAGTGCCATCTATTAGCATAATCAAGAGGGTTTCTAAATTTTTCTATTCTTGCATGGTTAGCTTGGTAATCTTTGCTAAGCTCTGCAATCTTATCTTTCTTTTGTTGCTCTGTAAGACCAGAATTTTTATTAGTTACTTCAAGATACTGTTGCTTTAGATCAGCTTGCTTACCCAGCACTTCAGTATATTGCTCAAAGTTTATTCTACTCATTTTAGACAACCACATTTTTTCTACTTCTATGGTTTTATCATCTATTTTCTTATCTATATCAGCAAGAGAGGCTTCAAGGCGTTTTTTAATCTCAGGACTTAAACCTTTGTACTGTAACTCTGTCTTTATCTTTTCTCTTTGATCATAAAAGTTTTGAAGCTCTAGTCGTTCTTTAGAGTTCATAGATGTGTTCATAGCTACGCCCATAGATACAGCACCACCACCCATTATACCACCAAAAAATCCTCCAGAAAATGTTGCATGCGCTACTCCTTCAAAAATATTAGGGTTTCTAGTTATAATATTTTGAGTGAGGGTAGTTAAACCTTCTGTTATTGCTTCTTCTCCTGTACCGATAGCAAAAGCCTTGCCTATGGGCTTACCAAAATTTAAAGCTCTTTGCAAAGCGTTAGAGCCAACTCTTTCGGCTAATTTCTTTTCTGTAGCACTGAACAAATTAAGCCCACTTTTGAAAAATCTTGATCCAAGCAAAAACGTAGGAGCCGCGCCTAGAAGACCTTCAGCTGCTCCAAAACCTACGCCTGTTAGAAACTTATTTAAATCGCTATATTCTTTGTCGTTAAATTCTAAATTTACTCCGTAAGATTGTATATCATTGTACTTGCTAAGAAACTCTTGGTAACTCATGTCGCCAATTTGTTGACCAGCACTCATAGATCCTAAACTTAAACCTGAAACCATAGCCGCACCTAGCTCACTCGCACCTAGCGCAGTGGCTGCACCACCTGAAGCTGCTATTAATGCAAATATAGGCAATTGTCTCCCTGCTTCTTCTGCGATAAATCTACCAAAATTATCTAAACTACTAAAAGCTTCTTCAAAGCCAACATCGGCTCTATATTTTTCGCGAGCTTTGTCTAGTTCTTTTCTTCGCTTTATGGATATTTGCTCCATAACGTTACTAGATCCAGGAATATTGTCTGTTTGGGCTAAAAACTCAGCTAACCCAAAACTTAAATTGCCTAGTGTAGACTCTGCAAGAAAACCAACTTTATTCAACAAGCTATAGTCTCTTTTCAATAAATCTAATTTTAAGTCTGCATTAGATAGCTCGTCTATAGCCACACCCATTTTTTCGTAATCTTCGTAAAGACTCGTTCTAACTGTACCTAAGTCAATGAGATTTTTTTGATAAGTTTCTATTTCAGACGCGCTTAGCTCATCTCCATATTCTTTCTTATTTATTATATTTAAGTTTTGTATATATCTAGGATCATTTTTGTAAGATTCTATTCTAGCATCTATACTTTTAATGTTATCGCTTTCTAAAAACTCTAACGCTTTAGCTCTATCAATCTCTGACTGCTTTCTTGTGGCTGCTTGCTCTTCTTTAGTGAACGTTGCAACAGCTTTATCATACTCGCTCGCTGCTGCTTTTGATGTCTCTATTTCACTTTGTGAATATGCGGTATATCCTAAAACATAATCTTCTGGCGGCTCTTCACCTTCCCAATACCTATACTCTTCTGGTATCCTATTTAGACGCCCCTCTTGCTTGAGCTCTTTTAGTAAGTTTTTGTTATATATTAATTTTTCATTGTAAGGCTTAACTAACTCCGATTTTATTTCAGGAATATTAAACTCAAGCCCTTGAATACTACCTGCAGTGCTAACCGATACTTTTTTTTCGTAAGGTTTAAATGTTTCTTTGTTTACAGATCCATCTGGCAAGAAAAACTTATTTTTTATTTCTTTGTTTTTAGATTTTAAATTAGGATTAATATTAGCGTCTAACATTTCAGACGGAGTTAAATATATTGAAGACCCATCTTCTAGCTCTACCTCTATGTCTGCTGTATATTCTTTGCTTAGCGTTTCTACAGTTTTTACTCTAGGTCTTAGAGTTCCTAAACTAGAACCACCAGCGTCAACTCTTACTTTTTTCTCTACCTTTTCTAACTCTACGCCTTCGGGCTTCCTAATAGCTCCTTTTTCTCTATAAAGACTATAATCAGTAGTTTCAGTTTGGCTAACTGCTTTAGCTTCTGGATATTTTTCAAAAAATGATACAAATTGCTCTGCACTAAATCCGCTTAAATCATATACTCCGTCTTCTGTTTCAAACATATTTATTATTTAACTTTATATTTAGCGTAAGGATTTATTTCTTCTATATCTCTGCTATTTGCATCCTTTGTATCTGTTTTGTATTCCGGTGAACTTAAAAAATCAACTTTAGTCATATCTCCAGTGTATCTAACATCTTCTCCTTTTTTCATACCTTCGAGTATTCTATTCATCTCAATCTCTGTATATTTGCGGCTTCCATCTGGATTTTTTGCTGACATCATGTCTCTTACTAGCTGCACATGTTGTGGGTTAAGGTCACTAGTGCCGCCGCCATTACCTCCACGCGTTGCTCTAGGACTTTGCTTCACTCTATACCCTGTTTTAGATGTTTCTACTAATACATCCATATAGTTGTCCACTACCAAATCCCTCAACCCTTCAAAGCTTAAACTTCCTTCATAGTAAGCCTGAAGATTTCTAGCTATATAAGGATCTTCCACTAAACTTCTGTCGCCAACTAGACCGTCGTGAAGCAAAGACATTAAAGTGTTTCTACCTCCGCTATCTATGGCTATTCTAAGCTTATTTCTAGTATCGTTATACATTATACCACCTTTTTTTAGAACTTGACCTGATTTATAAATAGAAGTAGCAGCGTTTGTTAGCATGGTTGCGGCTTTATAGTCTTTTAATTCATATCCAGGAAGATCGTTAAGAGCTACGCTTCCATCTGTACCATTAAAAGAAACATTACCGTAATCATCTATATCTATACCATACTCTTCGTTATATATTCCTCTCAATAAATTAACATTAGCTTGATTTTCTAACGAAAGAGATGTAGACTGATTCTCTATGTCACCTATTATCTTAGCTTTACTGTCGCCATAAATCTTCATTTGATTAGCTAAGTTTTTGAAAGAACCTCCTATATTGTCCATTTGGTCTTTTATGTTCATATACATCTCACTGCCTACGACGTGGTCATCCAATTGATTAGCTAGTATTACATATTCTTGTTTTTTCCTAGTCAAAAAACCCTGTATAGAACTTCTATATTCATCAGGGGTAGATGCTAGATCAACGCTATCAGGTAAGTTATTTAGATATGTTCTAAGCCTATTTTCGTAGTCATTTTTAACAGCACCTATGGTATTAGAAGTGGGCATAGTTCCGCCTCTTGTAGCTGATAAATAACCCTTATTAAATGCAGCGGTAACATCGACAAACCTGCCATATTGCATTTCTTCCTGTGCGTTTTGTATTATTTGTCTATCTGTCATCTTATTAATTTTCTATTCCACCAAATGTTCCAGGAGATACGCCTTCTGGTTGTGCAGTGTAGCCTGAGTGTTGCATAGCTATATTAGATACTCCACCTGTTAGTTGACCAATGCCACCCATGACAGCTTGCTTAGCTTGCTCTCTAGCTTGCTTAGCTGCACCTAATCTACCTTGAGCCATACCTAATAGCGTGTTAGTTTTTTGCTGTTCCATTCTTCTGGATATTAACTCTCCTTCTCTTTCTTGCGCTTGAATTTGGCCAGCCATACCTCTTTCTGCCATTAAGTTAGATCTTTCTTGTTGTCCTATATCTACTGCAGCTCTTTGAGCATTAATAGATTGTTGACCTGCCATAGCTTGAGCTAGTGCAGCGATGCCGCTACCACCAGCTGAACCTCTGAACTGATCCATAGTGTTAGACATACCTTGAGCCTGCTGCTGTGCTGTAAAGTCCGCGGCCTGCGTGTTCACAGTAAGATCTTCATACACGTTTTCCATGTTAGCATATGGATTTGATGTATCTCTAGCTTCTAATTGAGCTTTATATCTATTAAACTCTGATTGGGCCATCCTCTCTTCTTGGCGTCTAGCTTTACTACCTATTATTCCGCTAGCAATTCCCATAACACCTCCTACTAGGTTGCCAGATTGGCCACCTACTATACCCATGTCGAGTTCCATGTTTTGTTTGAGTGGTGAATTTATTTTCTTCATTTTATTTAATACTTATATAGTTACACATTATTTACTACTTTCAAATACTTCTGATCCCATTGCAAATAGTTCTACTTTTTCAGTAGAGTTACTCTTAACTTCAACTTCAGCATAATATCCAAGCAAACTTGCCATATTCGCTCTATTATCTTTACTGAAAAACAAAAAGTCGTTAGACGCTGGTAGCACGGTATTACTTGCTACGTCGCATGTTATTTGTTTGGCAGCATAGTTAACATCTGTTATAGGGCCTAATCTTACTAAAGAACCACTATCTGCAAAATCTACTGAGCTAGAATCAGCAAATGAATAACTACTAGTATCGGCGTAATAAGCAACGTCTGTGGTTCCTTCTTGTATTGCTTGATTTAGTGGGTGAGTTAATGTAAATGTTATATTTGGCATATTTTTTAGTATGTTGCTGGTTGTGGAGTAGGCGTGTCTAAGTAATATTCTGCTTCTATGTCGCCTATGTCTTTATAGTTATTGCTAAGCTTGTGCACTATGTTAGTATTATAAAAATAATTTTGGGAAGTGCTAAGACTTGATAGCGTAGATGAAAAGTCTATTATGACTACGAAATCTGTCATTGATAATGTTCTATCGTTTGTATTTTGATAATCTAGAGATAAAGACGGTTGAGTGTCTACGCTAACTGTAACGCCAGAAAAAACACTACTAAACGTAGAAGGCTCAAAAATCAACTCGTAATCGTTAACGTCAAATCCGCTTGGTAGACCGTCTTGGGCAACTAAAAACGCTCCGCTTATTGTGTACCTAACTTGCTCTGTGTTTTGTGTTATATTTTGCTTTTTAAAATCAGCATCGCCAGCGTTGAAAACTTCTTTTTCTAAATAATAATCTTCATTGTAAACATATCCAACTGAACCTACCAAATCATTTACAAACTTCCTAACACCTTGAGTTATACCAAGAGACAAATTTAATGTGTTTACAGTCTGACTAGACGTAAAGGCAAAAGTATCTAAATCTGTACGTATAGACATATTATTGTCACCCCACTTACTTATAGATAAATCTTCTGCCGTTATATACAGTTTGCTTCTATCTACAGCTGGAGAAGATATAGTTGTTGTGTTTTGTTGACCAGTTTCTCCTCCTTGTACTTGATAGTCTGAAAATATCTCTATTGTTTGACTTTTATACACAGGGGTTTCGTCTGTTGTGAAGAATTTTATTTTAAGAAACTGTGAATCACCTACTATAGTTATATCGCTACTCAAGTTGGATAAGCTAAAGCTAGTCTTGTTAGTTAAAGCTTCTCTTTGTAATTCCGTTAATGCTACTGTAGTGTTAGGTTCTGTTCCTGCTTCGGCCAATGCATGACTTGCGTATAGATCGCCTGATTGTATTTCAGACGCATTAAAGCCATTTGAATTAGCTCTTATTTCTGCAGTAATAACTGGATCTTCAATTAAGCCGCTATTTAATGTTTTTGTATAGTTCAAGTCTGTCAATGTAAACACATTTTCTTGATTTGGTAAATGAAAATCTACATCATCTGTTATAACTATTTCGTAATCATATGTATTCGTTTGACTATTGACTTCTGACTCAGCTTGACCTACAGGCTTGTTTGTGCCTTTAGAAATATTTTGATAATTATAATATTCTGTAGCATCTGTTAATGAAGTTCTAAGCAATGCCGAGTTATATGTTCCTTCTATATATATTTCAGCAGATCTTTTTATGTCAAACGTTATAACATCAGGATCTGGCAAAGTGTCTATACCTATAGCATCAGCGTCTATTATCGTGCTGTCTTGCGGAGTTATTGTGAACCTATACACTTTGCTAGTAGTGTCTGGGGGTATTACTATGTCTTTATAAAATAAACCAGAAGAATCTACAGTAAGGGGATCAGTAGAGGCAATATAATCACCGTTGCTATCTATTTCGGATGGAAAAGTAACGCTAGAAGAAGAACTTTTAAATGCAGATTCTATTGTTAGATTGGTATTATCAAACACATATGTGCCGTATGTAGCATCAGCCGTAAACACTTCTGGATTTCCAGACAAAGTTCCTCTTTGCATTTTTATTCTAAACTTAGATCCACTGTCCGCATTTATTTCTAATCTTCTGTTTATGGTCCTACTGTCTGCTTTTTCAGTATTCATGTTGAAACCATATATCTTATTGTCTAGCCCTGGAATATCAGCCCCTGCTCCTGTGAAAGTTATTAAATCACTCGATCTGCTTAGTTTAGGAATTGTCGCCTTGACCGTATATACTACTTGAGTTAATCTGTTTTCGCTATCAAAAGTATCTACTCTAGCTATATCATAGTCATCTTCAGCCGTTGCATTGGAAGTGTTGCTTATAGATATAGTAGGATCTTCGTTGATAAAATCATTACTAGTTGCTGCAATAGTCATAACCATTATAGTTACTAAATCTCCTGGATTCTCATAGGCGTAAAAATCTGTGGTAGATGCTGACGATGCAAAATCTTCAACACTAGATGCTGTGAAAGTTACTTTATCAGGCGTACCTGGTACTGCAAATGCACCTTGAAGTTTTACAGGTATTAAATTATCTGGTGTTGCGCTACCACTAGGATCTATATCTAGTGTTATGTTTTCTGTCGGCGCATAACTATCGACAAAATCTACAACAACATTAACTTTGTTACTAGCTGTATAAGATCCATCGTTTTGAGGACCTCCAGTAGTTTCACTATCAGATAAAGTAATGCTTTGTATTTTAGCAGCGTCTGGATTAGTCCCAGCAGTAAAATCTCTAGCTGCTACAACATAGCCTGAGTCAGGTATTATTTCTAACGTAACACTGGTTACATCGTTTTGGCCTGAGGTTGTAACCACAGTCCTACTTTCCATACTACAATTTATTAACGCCATATTTTATTCTAATCTTATTTCTATATCTTGACCTTGAGATCCTGTGATTGCACTTATATATCCTAAACCTTGCACTGAGTACTCTTTCGTATCTAGGTTTGCTAATGTAGTTTCAGTTCCAAGTATATTGTAAAACCACTTGCCTTCTTTGTTTTTGAAAGTCTTAACTTGCCCACTTTGTAGATCTGACTCTATAGAGCTAACCCACCAGCCTGCTTTTGCTAATCTGTTTCTAAATTTATTGTCTGTGTCAGGATCATCTACAAAAACCCTAGCTTGTGATCCTTCGTAATTTATAGTCTTAAACGACTTAACAGATCCAGGTGCATCGTTAAAAATAAACTTAACAGACGATTCATACTGAGTTCCGTAAAAGTTATTTCTAGTTTCATTATCATGCGACCAAAGCTCACCATCTTTGAAAGTGTAATATATATTATTTAAAGACAAACCGTTTTCTTGTATAAAGCTTTTTCTAGAGTTCCAACCATTTACGTCTTCTTTGAATGCTGCTGTATCATTATAGTCTTTAGCACTTATAGTTGGATGATTGTTTTTAACAGTTAACGTTAAGTTATACTCGTCTTTATTTTCATCATAACTACCTACTACTTTTTCTACCTTAGCTAATTTGTCTCTAAAATAGTCATCCATGCCATATTTTGATATCGGCGTTAGTCCGTTGCCAGATAGCCTTAGTATCACACCTCTATTTTTGTCTGAGAAATAAGCTCTATTTCCATACCTAGCGTATGATTCTGGATTTTTACTTATGCCATAATCACCAGCATAAGGTTGTATTGAGCCTAAAACATTAGTACTCGCTACTACGTTTTTACTTCCGTCAGCGTTAAATAGTGCATCTCTATCAGCTAAAACCTTTACTACGTTGTCTTCTAAGTAAACATCTAAATCACCTAATCTAAACTGCATGAGCTGTATTGATCCATAAGATGGATTTATAGATTTAGTTATTTGCTCTGCTTGTATGAATTGGTTTAGATTATTAGTTCCTGATGTAGAGTTGTATATACCTGAAAATATAATATCTGATTTTTTATTTACTTCTTTATATTGATCTTCTAGTACTGTTGATACTTTGACTCCTTTGCCTAAAGTAGGCGCGTTAAAATCATCTCTAATTCTATCTGATTCAACACCATTGCCAAAACTAAAACAATTGCTATAAAAAAGTCGCTGTGTTGAGCCATGCGCAGATTTTTCGTAGGCATTACTTGCCTCGTAGTATATATCTAGCTCTGCAACCTCTTTAGGTTCTGTTTCAAAAATAGCAGGATTATCTGTGAAATCACCTTCTTTTTCGTCATAAAAAGTTTCTACTACTTCTATTCTAGCTTTGTTAGGCTTAACGCCTTGACCATTGTAAGAAAAGTCTTCATCTTCCGGTGACCATTTAATTTTTTTATCTAATATTATACCAATATTTATAACTCTATTATTTGGCTGTCTACCGTTCTTCCACAGCTTATTATTACTTTCGTATGGTATGACATAAGACACTGCATAAGACTTTATAGTGTATATGTTTTCTTCTTTTTTAGGATCTTCTGCAAACCAAAATCTAGTACCAACAGTTGTAAGTTTTTCGTACATAGTCTTTTGATTTGGAAAATATCTCTTATCTGTAAAGCTACTTTTTGCAAATTTTTCCATTTCTAACATGGCCTCATCAAGTTTTTTAACCTCATTGCCAACATTATGCCAGGATATATCCATATAATTCCTACCAACAACTGCTCCCCACCTACGGAAATTATCTCTTCTACTATCTGAAACATTGCCAAATTTTAAAGGTCCAAATGTTTTTTCAACGTGAAAATAAGCATGTTGATCTATGAACCATCCAGGAGTAGTATTGTTTGGCTCTTTTTTCTTAGTTAATTCGTACCAGTACTTAGAATCTTTTTTATTGCCATCACCCATAGTAAAAACAGGTTGAGAAGCAACAACTTTTAAATTAGCTTCTGAGTTGTCTTCTATTATTATAGAGTTTTCTAAAATAGAATCTCTTTGAAGTTTAGCAAAAAACCTTCCTTGATACTCTGGTTTTTGCTTTATTTCTGTTTGAAAAACTTCTATAGACAGGCTAGGCGATGCATTTTCGGCTCCAAAAGTTTTTACAAACTGTATATCTTCAGAGTCGAATGCAGTTTTTAGATTAATTCTGTATATTGCTGGAGAGTAGTGAGCAAAATACTGTATAGTAGTTATCTCATATCTTTTTGTAGAGTTTTCGTCATTGAACATTATTAAGTTTAAGTTGTTCAATTGATGAACAGGCGTTGCTGAAGTTAATTCATTACCTGACCCTCCAAAAACTTTTTGCCAATCATCAGCTAGTATGTCTATAAATTTGTTAGTAGCTAAAGGATACCCTACTACTGATCCAAATATTGTTCCAGTTCCTGTCCTTCCTGAAACTATTTCTCTGCTTATTACACCTTTAGAAACATTCTCTTGCTTTATAAAGTCAGGAGCTTCATTTTCTACAGCTAGCACTTTATATTTAGCTTCTTCTTCTACAAAAACATTAGAGTCGTGTCTTTTTTTAATCTCTAAAAAAGTTTCTTCTTGGATTTTATTTCTATCAGAAGAAGAAAAAGCTATCCAGACATTGCCATCTTCGGCAGGGTAATGTCTATCCATAGCTATATTGTAATAAGGTTGCGATGTTTCTCTAATGTAATATTTGTAAGAATCAACCCAATCTGGCATAGGACTTGTAATTCTCACCCTAATACTATTTCTGCTAGATGCAAATCCTTTGTTTAATTTTACAGAACCAGTCGTGTCAGTTAGTACCGGTGTTTCCCTACCATACTTGTCTCTATATACAACTCCTATTTGATATGTTCTTTGAGATTTTATTGACTCGATTGCGTTGAATGTATCATATTTTGCACTTGTCACTGTAACTGCAAATCTAACACTTATTTCCTTACCTTGACTCTTAACGTTGTAGTTCTCTACGTAGTTACCAAACATTAATCTATTTCCTGACACTGCTAAAGCTTTAGCTTTTCTAGGCACATTGTCATATGGTCTCAATATTTGATTAGATGGTATTACTTTATATATTAGTTCAGATGTTATTTCTAATCTACCAGAATATGGATCTAAGAAATTGCCTACGTCATTATATTCTGAATCTGTAGTCTTAATGCTTTTTACTATGTATATATTATTAGATACAGAATCTTTATATAGTATATCTATTTCTTCTACGTTATAAGGTTCATATATACCTGTGATTGAGGCTGGTGCCCAGTTTCTTACTTCTAGTTTTCTAAGTTGGTTCACCATACCTAGATTATAACCTTTTCTATGATCATAATCGAATTCATCGCCTAAAAAAGCTACTGTACTAAATGGCGAAATAGTCGAGTATTCTCCGTCTTTATACTTGTATCTATAAGCGAACCTAACAAACTTAGTTTCAAATAATGCAGGTTTTTGTATAAGCTCCACTCTCCAGTTTTGTATGTTTTGCTCTATGTTATTACTTATAGAATCTATGTTTATTTTAAATATCTTAGGATAGGCTTTGTATGTCTCGATTATAGAAGCAACTACGTAAGTTTCATCATCTACATCCTCTTCATCTGTTTTTAACAGAGTTATCTTTATTTTATCACCTTGCCTAAAATCTGGTGCAGTGCCAGAAAATATAATTTCGCTATCTGCAGGGTTAGCTAGAGGCCTATTTAAAGCGGAATCGTTAGTACCGTCACCATTCTGGTCTAAATACTCGCCCGTAGGTAGTGTATCCCATCTGCCAGTATCACTGTCTATGTATGTAAAAGATTTGTCACGCAAAGTGGCAGAGATAGGGCCTTCTCTAGTTGTCTTTGCCATCTTAAGTTTTGGCGCTGCTCTAGGCCCTTCTTTTATAACTGTACAGTGTTTTTCTTCAAAATCTCCACCATCTACTTGAGTATGTGTCCATAGTTCATTTGTGTAGCCTTTCCAGTCACTAACTTTTATCATTTTTGGCTCCGTCTTGTTATCGGTCCAAATTAAAAAGTCGTCTAGTATTTCTATACCAGTTATTAAGTTATCTCTATCAAAATTTAGTATTCTATTTTGATCTACTAGTACGGGAGTAACAGTATTGCTTAATTGGTTATACTCTATTACTAAACTTTTTTCATCACTACCTACTAGCCAATATATACACTCAGTCTCATCTCTTCTTATAGCACCTACCACGTAAGCGTAGTTACCTAAGTTAGCAGTTCCAATAGCATTTGTGTATGGTAACTTGTTGCCTAATACGTTTTGCAAAGAACCAACATCAGCACCTTCAGATGTAGATACTTGAACGTTTAAAGCGTCTCTATACTGACCGTTAGGAAGTAGTCTTTCATCGAGGTCTTTATTCATTACCCCTTTGCTAAAAGTTCTTTTCAACTCTGGCATATTTAGTGTTTAATTATTTTAGATTTGTTTTTCATTATAAGATTAATCTCTTCTATTTTAAGATTTGATAATCTTAGCTTAGCTAACCTTAGAGCTGCTCTTCTTTCTTTTTTAAATCTAGCAACTACATACTCTGGTGTATTTACTCTAGATGCAAGTATTGCGTAAGCTACATGTTTGTATATAGCTTCTTCAGCAAACTTATGAACACGCATTTCACTTTCAGTACCTAACCCATCGCTTATATATTTTATAGTTATTATTTTACCAGCAAGATCAGAGCTGAAGAAAGCATATCCGGTAGAGTTATCTATAAAAAATACTCCATTAAACTGAGCATTCTCTGGCATTAAACCATATCTTCTACCTTCAGCTAAAGTAGCATCTGTGTCTGGTCCACTTACATTTTCTACGGTATTATCGTTATCTGAATTAGCTTTAAAAGCTTTCCACGTTTCAGATTCAAATGCTTTTAGTAAAGTGTTATCGTTGTCAAAGATGTATTTGTAATCGCTGTCTTGAAGAAGCGCAGAAGGATTACTAGTTTTTCTAGCTGGGTATATTATTCTTTCTACTCCAGCATTATCTTTCCAAGAAAACTGAACATAGTTAACATAATCATGCGGCAGTTTCATTTTCAACGATGGAGGTATTTCTATTTCTTGAGCTTTTTCAGATTTTAAAGTATCATAACTAAACTCTTGCATTGCTCTTTGAATATGAAAGTTTATATCTGGTATTTTTACTTTTGATATTATTTTTCCTTCACCAACATACCCAACTCTAAAGTTGTTAGCTAGATCATCTATGCTTATGTATTGATAATTACCTAGCTGATCTTCATTGTTAAGTTGTCTTACCAATATTAGAGCACCATCAGCAGGTGCTGTATCAAAAGTTAATACACCACCTGAATAAGAATAGTTATCACTATTTTCTTCTGAACCATTTACGAATACTTCAAAGTCTGCTTCAACAGATGGTGCAGGAACAAATGTTAACGTAAAATTAACTTGGGATCCAGTACCTGTAAACGTCTGACTATTGTCGTAATATTGTTGTTGTGTGCCCTTGAATAATGCCATGTCTTATTGTTTTTCTTGTTGAATGTTTTTAGCGTCTTCTGTTGCGGCTATTTGGTATAGTTGCGGATCTCTTATAGTAACACCAGCTAAAGTTAATATTTTTAACACTAACTCTGTTTCTTCAGAAGCATGCAGCTCAAAGTTTGTTGATGTAGATGGATTGTATAAAGCCTCATCATTAATCATAACATAGCCCCAATAAACGTCTGCGGGCTTTTTGATATAATTCATGCTTAGCGAATCTGCTTCAGCTGGTAATACCGTTATTAGATCTGTTTGGACTATGAATATAGGTCTTTTAACTGTTGGAGCAGTTAATGGAGAGTTTAAATAATACCTTAATTCGTTAGGATTTAACTTTTCGGCTTCTACTTTAGTTTGAACGCCGTTTATAGTTGTTGAGTTGTACACAGCACCTAGCTTGTGAACATTTTGCTCTGACAATGTATCAGATGAAGTAATAGGTGCATCATACACCTCGAATATACCTATCTTTTCTTCTAGCATGTCGACAGCATCGGAATGAATAGTGTCATTGCCTGGTAACCTTAAAAATTGATTAAGATCATAGAAATACTGTTCAAATATATCTAATTGTGCTTGATTAGCAAGAGTGTTAAACTCTTGTGGAGTTATATAGCCACGCTGTTCTTTATTGGCTATAGCTAAAACTCTTAAATAAACTGTATTTATATTTACTGCCATAATTTCTTTTTATATAGTTTGTGGCCACCTATACAGATGACCACATCCTATAAGTGACTATTAATTTAGTTTCTTTTCAATAGCATTGAATACTTCAACACCTTCGTCTGTCTTAAACCATGCGGCAAGAGCTGAGTAGGGTTGTTCTTCAAATGGTACGGTAAATAATTTTCTACCGTTACTAGCCCACTTAAACACTCTGTTGTTGTCAGCTAGTTTTATAATGTTTGCCTCAACGGCTTTAACTCCAATGTTTCTTAATTGAACATTATCATCTTGCGCCAGCTCTATAAAGGCTCCAGGATTGTTTCTAGCGAATACTAGAATATCTCTTTTTATCTCCTTAGAACTCATCTTAGATACCTTAGATCCTTGCTCTACTCTTAATATAGCTTCAGAAGCATCTATATCTAAGCTTTGCGCTAGATTTAATGCCGTTATTTCTAATTCTATCCAATCTACTTGATTGTCAGCAATTTTTTCAGGTGCAAACTCTTTGTAAAGTTTATCCAACCTTGGATGATAAACTGAAAGTAGTAGTTGCAATGCTTGGTTTTCTTTTGGAACGTTTAATTGACCGTTTCTAAAAACAATGTGACCAAGTGTTGCAGTACCTTTTTGTTCATCTTTAAAAGGTGAAGGATGGTTGGTTGCATATCTAAGCTCTCTTTGGTAACCTTTAGTTTCATCAAACCACATTAGTGGCTTTCTTCTCGAATGTCTAGAAGCTATAGTTGCTGCTACTGGTGACATTCCTTCTTTGAGTATATAAACTCTATCTTTTATTTCCCAATCTTTGGGTTTTGTAAATTCCATGATATAATATAATTTAAAAGTTAAAATAAAAAAAGGTCAAGGTGCCCGAAGGCACCCTAACTCTTTTAGTTGTTATTCTATGATTTGAACAATACAAAGTTGTTCGCAGCTTGAACACATAAACATCTTTCTGACAAGAAGTTTACTACCATCTCGTCAGCGTCAGACGTGAAGTTTCCACCTACAGATCCAGTGATCCAAGATTTCATTCTTCGGTCATCAGCTTCAGAAGCTCGGTAACGTACGTGTAAGAAAGGTCTAGCGATGTTCTTACCTAAAGACTGATCGTAAACGGTAGAAGTACCAGCTGGCACCATAATACCTTCAATGTCTCCGATTAATCCTCGAGTAGTAGCATCGTTTAAGTATTTCCAATCAGACTTGTAGAAGTCATAAGAACCTCGTCTGAAACCAGAGAAACCTAAATTAAGCGCCATATCTTCAGAGTTGTTAAATACTCCGTAAGAAGTACCACCAACACCGTAGTTATTTTGAGCAGCTAACATTTTGTCAATTTCTAGAGTTGTAGCTCTATTTAAGAACATCATGTTTTCTTCAATAGCACCTTGCTTATCGAGCTCTTGTAAGATAGTATCGAAAGTATCAAGACCAGTGTGAGCTCCTGCAGCTACTTGGTTGCTTGTACCAGCAGTATTAACTGTATCAAAATCAGTGTCGTTATAAACGATACCTCTTGAAGTTACAGCGGCGAATAAACCTTCAGTACCTTGAATAGCGAAGTTACCAGTTCCAGCGTAGTTTGCATCAACTTTCTCACCTTCAACCATCATCATTTCGATTTGATCTTCAAAACGTAGTCTAGCTTCGTGCTCAGACTTCATATACCATAAGTATCCAGAAGCACCGTTCTCAGTAGTTACTTCAACCCAACCAATTTGAGCAGTATCAGAACCATTAACTTGGTATCTGTCACGCATAATAACTGGTCGATTTGAAAACTGAGTGAAAGAAGCATCGATAGAACCTACGATTCCAGAAGATCCTTTTTTGTATTCAGTACCATACACGAATAATTTAAGATTATCACCATCTGCAAAGTTGACTGCTTCGGGTGTTGCTGGCGACACTGTTCCTAATGTTGCTTGAGTGTAAGGAGCAACGGTAATACTAGTGCTTGTAGTATCGTTGTCAATAACAATACACTTAAGTACTTTTGAACTGTCAGCGTTTGAAATAATAATAGTATCGTGATCCTTAATTAAATGCCCACTTGGAACAGTAATTGTTCCCGCGGCTACGCTTAAAATGTTTACGTCTTCCCCTGTAAGAGCATCATCGTAAGCAACGTGTAATCTTCCTTGCTCTGACCAAATAACTTGATCTGAAGCTAAAGGCATTTCAGCTCCAACCATTCTTAAGAATCCGTTGATTGTACGTTTTCCGTATCTTTCAACTTCTTTCTCATAGATTTCTGGTAAGAATTGAGCTGCAAATGTTCCTCCTCCTGACGCTGAGTCAAAAGAAAGGTAATTGTCTCCCCATAGGGATTTTGTTGGGCGCGGAGTTATGTGATTTAACTCAGCACCAGTTCCTGCTAAAGCCATAATTTTGTTTTTTTAAATTTTAAAAGTTTAAGTAATTCTGTTTGCTGGTCCATTTCGACCAATTTTAATTTTAAAATCAGAAGATGACTCACCACTAATAGCTCTAACCTTCACACTGTTAGGATTACTTTCGCTTGATAAAGTACCTCTAGGCGACATATCGACATTTTTCGCTTTTGACATACTTTCTTTCAAAGCATCTGCTTTTCCTTGTTGGTAAAAATGATTAGCAACTACATCAGGGTTCATCGCAGTAAATAAAGATTTGTGGTAACCTTTAGCATCACCAATTTTGCCAGTGTCCTTGTTTAAGAACTTGTTTACAAAATTACTAATGTCCATTTGGTTGTTTTTAACACTGTCCGTGTCCTTGACATTAAGTCTAAATTTTTTATCTCCTAAATTGTATTCAAAACCTTTGAATTCATTAGAAAAAACTTCATTAGTCTTACGTTGGAAAAACTTAGTGTTTTCTTCAGCTACCGTCTGATTTTTGTTGTATCGATTGAAGAAATCCATAGCTTTCTGTTGTTCAGGATTTAATCTTGAACCTGCTTTGATTTCATCATAATATTTAGACTTTAACCCGTCTAGGTGGTTTTTAGCATTTGCAACTTGCTCTTTTAATGCTAATTTCTTTCTTCTTATATCTCTTTCATCATCTAGCTCTTCATCGTAAGAGTATAGATCTTCCATAACAAAAACTCTTTCATCGTCTGTTAAATGAGGTTTTGTTTGTTTAAAGTACTCGTTCAATAATTCATTATCACTCATTTTTGAGTAATCTTTATTTAATTGAACATAATCTTCTAAAGTTCCTCCAGTGTCATCCATAAAGTCTATAACTTTTTGTATGTTCTCTGGGAGATTAGTACCTTTTTCTTCAGCAGTTTCAATGGCGTCAACTATATCTTCGTTTAGTTGATCAGCTTCTGCTTGAATCTCTTCTGTTACTTCTTCAAGTACTAATGGTTCTTCAGTTTTTTCTTCGACTTCTGGTTGATCTACAACTTCTTCTACTAGAGGTTCCTCTGTGTTTTCTGTAGTTTCTACTACTTCTTCTTCAACCTCAGTTTCTAAGTTCTGTCTTAAGTCTACTTTGACTGTACCATCTTCAAGAACTTCATTCTTTACTTTAGGTTCTTCTTGCTGAGTCTCTTCGACTACTACTTCTTCTTTTGGTTCCACGATCTCTTCGACCACTTCTGCCGTCTTTTTTTTAGCCATAATAAGATATTATATAATTAATTAATTGTTTTTATCTTGGATCAAACGCATTTAATCCAAAGCCTCCACCCATTATATCGTTGCCTGATGATTCAAAGTTTTTAGGTGGAGTTTCTTTTTTTCTTTGATCTATCAATTCAGACTGTTGTGACGCTTGAATTTTAGTTCTTTCGTCTTTTCGATCTTCTTTTTGGTTTTCACGTTCTTTTAATATTTCAGTTTCCATTTGCTTTATTTGCATGTTTAACTGAAACTCGTGATTCATAAGCTCTTTCTTAAGCATAGCCTCTTGTTGCATTTTTTGCATTTCCATCTGCATCATGCTTTGCTCTACTTGTATCTTGCTTTGAGATAAAGCTTGATTCTTTTGAACTTCAGCTTGTGCTGCAACTTGTTGTGCTTGAGCATTAGCTTGCGCTTGTGCTTGTATATTCTGCTGTTGAGCTAGCTGATCTCTTTCTGCCTTCTTTTTTCTTCTTATTTTAAGAACTTGGTTGGCAAGCTTTATATTCTTTATTTCCCTTACATCAATAGCATCTTCTAAATCTATACCATTTCTAGACAACGCTACTTGAATATTATTTTCAAGCATTTGTTTTTGCTCGTCATCTGGCGTTAGTTCTATAAATATACCGAAGTCATATAAGTGAAGGCTAGACATTTCTGACAATGTTGCTACATTATGTCCACCTATTTTTTGTATAAAAGCATCTCTAGTTGGCGAGTATTCTATTATATCAGATATTCTAAGCGAAATACACTCAGCTAATTCCGATGTTAAGAATAATCCACTTTGTAATATATGTCTTGTAGCTGTGTTAGAGTTAGCCGCAGCCATTTTTTGAATACCTACTAAAGCGTTTTTATCAGGAGTACTACCATCACGCGCCTCGTTCAATCCGGTGACATCTCTTATCATTTGTAGGTAGTAGTTGTATGTTTGTATCAATGAAGCTAATTTAGCTCCTCCTGAGCCGCTCTGTATCTCTTGTATTGGTACTTTGCCAGGATTCATATCTCCATCAGCTGTCATTGATCTACCAATTATACTACCAGTTTGGAAGAACATGTTTAAAGCCTCTTGAGGATTATAATTAGTACCATTACCTAAATCTATTTCAGCAAGTCCATCTGCATCTAAATATATACCATCAGGTATCATGCGCGACATAACTTGCTGTAGCTTTAAATGTGTGAGCTGTATCATATCAGCAAAAGTAGTTATTCTACTAACTAATGATTCAATTTTGCCTTTATACATCCTAGGTGCGACAACCGAATAGTTCATTCTAACTTTCGTATAATCACTCTTAGGCCTCATCATATTTTTAGATAACTCCCATTTTAATAGCTGGCTAGTACCTAGCACTAAAGCTCCTTCGTATAATACTTCAATTTGCCTAGCCATTTTACCGAATCTTTCCTCAAGTAATTCGTTAGGTGGATTAAATTGATCGTCTTTTATTATAACTTTACTAGCTCCAGTTGCTGTTTCTTTTACTTTGTATACTTCGTTTGCAAATGTTTTAAAATTAAAGTAAAGTACTTGTACTTGGTTTCTATCTAAGTTAGTTGATTCAGCTAAGCTTCTATTATAGAAACCTGTAGACTGATAACCTTGCTTACTCATTTTTTCAAGATCTTCGTTTGTAAGATCTGGAAACTCTTTTTTAAGCTCGTTTATAGGTACAGTTTTTATTTCACCTATATAATATATGTCATCGAAATATGGAGACTCGGTATACGAATAAACTATATTTGCTGGATCTACATATTCTACTTTTATTCCTTCTGACTTAGTAAATGTGTTTTTAACAGCTCCAATACCTAGCACTGTTAAATCGTAGTTTACCCTTTTCTTTATTAGCTCGTATCTATTGCCTTCTAATATAACGTTTATAGCTTGCTCTTCAGCTATTTCTACAGCTTGCTTGTAGTTCAGCTGCATGTGCAATTGTAATTCCTCTTCGCTATCTGGTAATTGCTCAGGCGGAGTACTAGCTATAGTTATACCAAACTCTTGTTCTGTAAACTCATTGAGATCTCTTGTCTTCATGTCTGCTAGTATAGATTCCATATACTTAGTTCTTTTTGAAACTCCATATGGATCTTGAGAGTATGCTTTTATATCAAAAGTTCTTTCTGATATACCATTGACTACAATGTCAACAAATTTGGGTATAATAGGTATAGGCTTCCAGTCTAAGTTTAAATAGCTCAAGTCACCATTTATTGATAACTCGTCTTTGTATTTCTGTATTGATTGTTCTCCTCTAGCATACAAACGTAGTTTGTGGAAGTTGTTTTGATTACTAGCAAATCTATTGGTACCAGTGTCCCTTTTGAACCACTCATACTCAATAGCTTTACCAACTTTAAGTCCATACTCTTTCGAGCTTTTCTCTATATCACTAACAACTTGACTAGGAAAATAATGTGATGTAACTGACTCAGCCATATTATCTTTCTATTAATTTTGAATTGTAGCCTTTATTTTTATACCTGGCTATTGTTAAGTTAATTTTTTGTTTTTCTATATTTTGCTTAGGTGAGTATAAGTGCCTATTGCAAGCCATGATAGCTAAACCTGAGCTTATTGATGCATCAAACTTTGTTCTTCTTGTTATATCGAATTTTGCCCAATCATTTAATGTATCATTGAAAGGCATAGTGCCAAAGCCTGCGTTTGTTTCTCCTACATGATCGTTTATGTACATTTCTATTGCAGCAGCATGAGCTTGCTTTATGTCTTCGCTTGAGTTAGGCATACCACCTATTTCTCTTTCTGTTACGGATAACTTATTCCAAACTTTATCAGGCCTGTTCATTGAGAAGCCTCTGTAGCCTCTTCTTTTTAAATAATATAACAACCTTGGCTTGTTGTTCTCCGCCAGTATTGGCATGCCATAAAAAACAAGTGCCATTAATACATCTTCGAAAAACATTTCAGCTGTTTGAGGTCTTGCTATGTATTCTAAAAAGAACTCGCTTGCTGGCGCGTCTTCCATGCTAAACTTAGTTAAGCCGTGTAAAGATCCTTTAGAACCTCTACCATCTACTGTGCCTGATATATCATAAGAGTCACAACCAAATGCGCCCACGTGTTCATTACCAGGATGCTTAACGCCATTTTTAATAACTATTTTATTTTGCAAATGTATAGGAGGTACCCAGCTAATTTTAAATCTACCTTTTTGATTAGGCAAAAACATTACCTTAGTATCTTTAACTCCATTTAACCATTGGAAATTACCGACAGCTAATTCTGCAGTTTCTTCGTTATAATCTATTTGTTCGTATATCTTAGTTAAGTTAAATATACTATTTTTAGTTTCGTCTCTGAAAGCGTGTTCTTCAGTTCTAGGAAACTGTCTATAAAATTCATTTAAAGCATCTTGATCAGA